CTTGGTTCGATGGTAATTACAGAAATGCAGCAGAATACAATCGAATTATGCCAAAAATATTCGATAAGCAAATCCGAGCCTTAAAATCAATATTATAACAAACGGAAACACAAATGACAAACTTAAAATCACAATACCGAAGATTATTTGAAGGAAGAACATCCTCGAATGATAGCAATTTGCTTCGAGAGGATTCTAGGGATTCTATTTCCTATGCTATCATTGATGCAATAGAAGAAGAAGATGGTGCTCGCTTAGAAAAATATTTACAACCTGATGCAGCTTCCGAGGCAGATACAGCTACCGGCTTAGCATTACAAGTCCATATGGATTTAATGCGCAATCCAAAAACTAAGCCTATATATTTAAAATGGGCTAAAGACAATTATCCAGAGGTGTTCGATCCGCGATATGAGGGTGATACTAATCCAGTTCATGCTTTCTCAGATGAATTGGTATTTGAAGCAGCTGAGTTCATTAAATTTGGATATGATTTAATAAAGAAGCTTGGAATTAAGAGTAAAGTATTTAAATAACAACCGGAAACACCAAAATGAAAAAACCATTACTAGATACATTTAATAGAATCGGAGGCAAGCGCCTTAACGAAGCTCATGCATGGGAACGAGAAGAAGGCAAACCTTTACCAACATTAGCCGACGTTAAAGCTGCACATGAAGCCAATTCATTGCAAGAAGATGATGCAAACGCATCTAAATTACCAGAAGCATGGATTGAAGCGAATAAAGATGAATATGAAGATGTTATTGACGGAATTATCGATGCAGCTTGGGAAAAATTATCTGATATCGGGTTTGGACCTTGGGCAGAGGATTCTGGGTACGAGTGGCCATCGCAAGAAGAAGAAGAATATCTTAAAGATAAAATAATGAAGCGGGTTGTTGAGGAACTTGCATAAAGGTACTAAAATGAAAAAATCAGAATTCAGAACATTGCTTAGAGAAGAGATCCGGGATATTATGTCAGAAAGCAAAGTAACCGACGTTATAGATCGGTTGACAAAGAAGATGAAAGAATTCGATACACCGTTTGGTGAAGATAATTATAATGATGGCGTTCGAAGAGGCTTAGCCTTAGCAATTGCCAATTTACAGGCTATAAAATGAAAAAAACATTACGAGATACATTTAATAGAATCGGAGGCAAGCGACTTAACGAAGCTCATGCATGGGAACGTCAACCAGGTAAGCCATTACCAACAATGGCAGATGTAAAGGCCGCACATGAATCCAAATCATTACGAGAGGATGAATATGACGATGAGGATGGTAATGATGAGCCATGGGAATCTAGCGATGGATGGAATGAAGATTATTTTGATGAGAATGGCACAACATCGGCATTAGATTTAGCTGCTAAGGTATCATATGAAATTAGAAACGCTAGACGTGGTTCATATGCCATTGGCGAGGATAGTATATTTGCAATGAGGGATGTGCTTATTGAATTACAGGAAATGCTTGGCGATGCTATAGAAAGTATCACAAGTGATACGGAAGGCCGGCCGGATCCATATTATGATGATAAAGGCATCCGATAAAATAACAAATAACAAATAACAATTTTTTTCAATACTTTTTTAACAAATCATTAGGATTCGTGAAAGAAAATATTTATATTAATAATAAGTATTAACCATTAAAAAATAGGATTAACAAATGGCAATTGATTTAGACGCAATTAGAAGCAAACTGGGCAAGCTCCAGTCACAAACAACCAGGCAGAACAATCTGTGGAAGCCTGAACCAGGTAAGCAACAAATTAGAATTGTTCCTTATCAGCACAACAAAGAGAATCCATTTCTTGAAATGCATTTTCATTATGATCTTGCAAAACGCAATTATCTATCACCAATGACATATGGTCGTCCTGACCCGGTTGTAGAATTTTCCGAGAAACTAAAATCATCTGGAGTATCTGATGAATGGAAGTTAGGTAAGAAGATGGAACCAAAAATGAGGACTTATGTACCTGTTGTTGTAAGAGGTAAAGAATCTGAAGGTGTTAAGTTTTGGGGATTCGGTAAAACAGTATATACTGAAATCCTAGGATTTATCGCAGATCCAGATTACGGTGATATTACAGATCCAATGAATGGGCGTGATGTTGTAGTAGAATTTACACCATCTGATTCTCCGGGAACATATCCGAAGACAGCAATTCGTGTAAAGCCTAATACATCGGCTCTAACAGAAGATCGCAATATTGCGGAGCTAGTAGCTAGCAAGCAACCTAACATCTCGGATATCTTCAAAGAACCATCATATGATGAACTCGAGAAGGCATTGGAGAATTGGTTGAATCCAGACGAAGGTGAAACGGCAGAAGAAAGTGCATCAGCACCAGCCGCGGCAGCTCCTGCAGGAAATGTAAGTAAAGTCGATAACGTATCAGATGCGTTTGACGAATTGTTTAACAAGTAATTAAAAAAGGTTATAGATGGCAGGTAAAACTAAAAGCCAACAGACTGATCAGTTAGCATCGGAGCTTGCTTCGGCACTGAACAAGAAGTTTAAAAATACCAATCATAAAACAGCTTTCTTTCTAGACGGTGATACAGAAACACCGGCAGATGTAAAGGGTTGGGTTGGAACTGGGTCATCTATGCTAGATCTCGCAATATCCAATAGACCAGGTGGAGGATTTCCAGTTGGTCGGATTACAGAGATTACTGGTCTTGAAGCATCGGGTAAGTCATTATTGGCTGCCCATGCTTTGGCCAATACTCAAAAGGCAGGTGGCATGGCAGTATATATTGATACTGAAAATGCTATTAGTCGAGACTTTTTAGAGGCTATTGGAATCAATCTTGAAAAGATGTTATATATTCCACTAGAAACTATCGAGGATATTTTTGAGGCAATCGAAAGTATAATTGAATCAATTAGAAAATCTAATAAAGATCGATTGGTTACAATTGTAGTAGATTCTGTAATGGGTGCATCGACTAAAATCGAAATGGCAGCTGAATATGATAAGGATGGTTATGCAACTTCCAAGTCCATTATTCTATCCAAAGGTATGAGAAAGCTAACTAATATGTTAGGACGTGAAAAGATTTGTTTATTATTTACAAATCAGTTACGTACTAGATTAGGTGTTAGTTTTGGAGACCCATGGACGACTAGTGGTGGAAAGGCAATACCATTCCATTCATCAGTAAGACTAAGATTGAAGTCGGTTGGTCAAATCAAAGTTAAAAAAGATGGCATTGATCAGATTATTGGTATTAAGACAAGAACACAGGTTATAAAAAATCGAATGGGACCACCATTGAAAACGATTGATTATGATATCTATTTCGAATCTGGTATTGATGATTATGGTGGATGGCTAAATATCATGAAAGATCATAAAATAGTTTCTCAAGCAGGCGCGTGGTATACGTATACTAGTACTGCTGGAAAGGATGTAAAATTCCTATCTAAAGATTTTGAAAAGCTAGTAATTGATGATGATACTTTGAAAGCTGAGATATATGAAGCAATTTGCAAATCATATATTCTTAAGTATAAGCCAGGCGAAGATATTGGTATTGATGATGTAGTAATTGATAATGAATTTGTAAACGAAGAAGGATGAATTCTAGATACAAGCAAATCCTAAATCAAATCAACGAGGAGCGGGTTGAACAGGAAGGACAAGACAGAAATAGTCATATTATGGTTATTGATGGTCTTAACCTGTTCATCCGAGTCTTCTCGGCTATACCATCATTAAATGATGATGGAGACCATATTGGAGGTGTTGTTGGATTTATGAGGTCATTGGCCGCTGTTATACGAATGCATAAGCCTACCAGATGTGTAGTAGTATTCGATGGTAAGGGTGGATCGGTAAAGCGTAGAAAGATATATTCTGATTACAAGGCCAATCGAGCGGTAAGAACGCGACTCAACCGACATGATGAATTTGAAGATCTGGAAGATGAGCAAGCCTCAATGAGGCGACAGTTCAACCGAATGATTGAATATTTAAATTTATTGCCTGTTAATATTATGGCAATAGATAATATTGAAGCCGATGATGCTATGGCATATATCGCAAATGAAATTTATACTAAAGATTCTCAAAAGGTAACTATAGTATCTACGGACCGTGATTTCTTGCAATTAGTTAATCACCGTATTCAAGTATGGAGTCCAGTCAAAAAGAAAATGTATACTACAGAAACACTTGCCGATGAGGTAGGAATGCATCACAAAAATTATTTGATGTATCGTATGTTTTCTGGAGATAAGTCGGATAATATTCCAGGAGTAGATGGCGTTGGATTAAAAACATTAATTAAAAATTATCCAATGCTATTAAACCAGCCTGTCTCATTAGATGAGATGAAAGAATATACGGCTGATAGAGTTGCTGATTCAAAATTAAAAATATACCAAAAAGTGCAGTCAGGCATTGATTCAGGTGTATTAGATCGCAACCATCAATTAATGCAGTTACAAGAAGTAGATATATCAGGTAACGCAAAAATGTTGATACTTGATAAGACACATGAAACAACTCATCGAACTAACATATTAGAATTCAAAAAGATGTTCATGGTCGATAAATTATATACATCTATTAAAGATGTCGATACCTGGCTGCTCAATTCATTTAATTCATTAAATGCTTACGCTAGCATTTGATTATTTGAAAAATTATTATATATTTGATGTATGACAGACAGATTAAGTAACTTTGGATATACGTTCCAAATAAAAGCAATTACATCTTTATTAACTGATAAAATATTTCTCCAGCAGATATCCGATATATTAATTCCGTCATATTTTGAATCGGAAGCCAATCAATGGGTAGTTGAAACAATATTAGATTATAGTCGGGAATATAAAGCATCACCTTCATTAGAAGTAATGAAGGTTAAGATGGAAGATATTGAAAATGATGTTCTTAAGACTCAAATTGTAGATCATCTTAAAGATGCATGGAAATATTCCGGAGCTGATGATTTAGAGTTTATTAAAGAGCAAGCAATTGAGTTTTGCAAGAATCAAGAAATCAAAAAGGCTATATTAGATTCAGTATCATTGCTTAAGAATGGTAAGTATGAGGATATTAAAGCTAAAATTGATACGGCTTTAAAAGCTGGTGGAGATAAAGATATTGGACATGATTATATGATTGATATCGATGCGCGGTATACGGATGCAGTGCGGTTCCCTCAAGAAACGCCATGGGAGATTGTTAATGAATTAACTGATGGTGGTTTAGGTAAAGGGGAATTGGGAGTAATGGTTGCACCAGCTGGTATTGGTAAGTCTTGGGCATTAATGAATATAGGTGCACATTCTGTTAAGAAAGGAAAAACTGTATTACATTATACATTAGAATTAAATGCTGCATATGTTGGATTGAGATATGATTCTGTTATAACTGGTATTGCAAATCAAAATCTAAAGCATTATCAAGATGAAGTAAAAGAAAAATTGGAAGAAGTAGATGGTGATTTAATTATCAAATACTATCCAACAAAAACAGTATCAGTATTAGGTATTAAATCGCATGTTGAAAAATGTATAATGCAAGGCAAACAGCCAGACTTAATTATTGTAGATTATGCTGATTTGTTAAGAGGTCATGGACAAGAGAAGAGACATGAATTAGAAGGTATATATGAAGACCTTCGAGGTATGGCAGGCGAATATGAAATACCGGTATGGACTGCATCTCAAGCAAATAGATCGGCATTAGAGGAAGATGTTATCGATGCAAGTAAGATTGCTGAATCATATGGTAAGGTAATGGTAGCTGATTTCATTATATCACTATCTAGAAAGGTAACAGATAAATTAGCTGGTACTGGTAGATGGCACGTAATTAAAAATAGGTTTGGACCTGATGGTATTACATTACCAAGTAAAATGAATACATCTAATGGACAATTTGATATATATAATGATACATCCATTCAAGGTAAGGATACTCAGAAACAAATGTCTAATGGAAATGAATTGGCTCGGAAGTTATTGTCTCAAAAATTTAAGGAAATCAAGAGCGGTGATTTCGGTTGAAAAAGCTTTACTTTTTTGAGTCAAAAATAGAGTTAATAGCTCTGCGTGAACATATTTATATAAGAATTCGTTAATTATCGTATCGCGCGAGGGTATAAATCTTTAAAAATATAAGGTCGTAAAATGGAACTATCTAATGAAGTACTCTCCGATATCACCGTACACATGAAGTACGCTAAATATCAATCGGAATTGCACCGAAGAGAAACATGGGAAGAATTAGTTACTCGGAACAAAGAAATGCATATTAAAAAATATCCTGGTATCAAAGATGAAATAGAAGCAGCATATAAATTTGTATATAATAAAAAAGTATTACCATCAATGCGAAGTTTGCAATTCGGTGGCAAATCTATAGAAATATCACCTAACAGAGTTTATAACTGTGCTTATCTACCTATCGATGATTGGAGATCATTCTCAGAAGTAATGTTCTTATTACTAGGTGGTACCGGAGTTGGGTATTCTGTGCAGAGGCATCACGTAGATGCATTACCAGAAATTCATGCTCCAAACCCAGATCGCCGACGGCGATATTTAATTGCAGATTCAATCGAAGGTTGGGCGGATGCTATAAAAGTTTTAATGAAGAGTTATTTCTATGGCGGATCTAGACTAAAATTTGATTTTTCAGATATTAGGCCAAAAGGTGCTCGTTTAGTTACATCAGGTGGTAAAGCTCCTGGACCCCAACCTCTTAAAGAGGCATTGGTAAAAATAGAAGGAATACTAAATGAGAAACAGAATGGCGAGAAGCTCAAAGCTATTGATGTGCATGATATCGTTTGTTATATTGCTGATGCCGTTCTGGCTGGTGGTATTAGGCGCGCGGCGCTTATATCATTGTTTTCGGCAGATGATGATGAAATGATATCTTGCAAGGCTGGTAACTGGTGGGAATTGCATCCACAGAGAGGAAGAGCAAATAATTCAGCAGTATTACTGCGTCATAAGGTTACTAAAGAATTCTTTACTACCATATGGAAGCGTATTGAAGCATCTGGTGCAGGTGAGCCTGGTATCTATTTATCGAATGATAAAGATTGGGGTACTAATCCTTGCTGTGAAATTGCCTTAAGGCCATACCAATTCTGTAATCTATGCGAGGTAAATGCATCGGATATCACATCACAAGAGGATTATGAAGCTAGAGTTAAAGCAGCTGCCTTCATTGGTACGCTTCAAGCAGGATATACCGATTTTCATTATCTAAGACCTATTTGGCAACGAACAACGGAAAAGGATGCGCTTATCGGTATTTCAATGACCGGTATAGGTTCCGGTACAGTGTTAGGTTATAATATGAAAGCCGCAGCTAAAATAGTTAAAGAAGAAAATGCTAGGGTAGCTAAAGTATTAGGTATCAATAAATCAGCAAGATGTACAACCGTAAAGCCAGCTGGCACAACCTCATTAACCTTAGGAACATCATCTGGCATTCATGCCTGGCATAACGATTATTATATTAGGCGAGTGAGAGTAGGTAAGAATGAAGCTATTTATACTTATTTAGCTATTCATCATCCAGAATTAATTGAAGATGAATATTTCCGGCCACATGATACTGCTGTAATATCAGTACCACAAAAAGCACCAGAAGGTGCAATCTTAAGAACCGAATCACCATTTCAATTGCTGGAACGAGTAAAGCAAGTGCATTTAGAATGGATTAAGTCAGGACATCGTTCCGGGTCAAATACACATAATGTATCTGCTACCATATCAATTCGAGACCACGAATGGGATTCTGTAGGAGAATGGATGTGGAGAGAACGCATGCATTACAATGGATTATCCGTTCTACCATATGCTGATCATACATATAAGCAAGCTCCATTCGAAGATATTACGAAAGAGCAATATGAACAATTAATGGAATCATTATCTAATGTTGATTTGAGTAAAGTAATTGAATTGGACGATGATACAAATCTATCAGGTGAATTGGCTTGTGTGGGAGGGCAATGCGAAATTGCTTGATATATTCATATTTAGGTACAGAGGATTGGATATACACAATGTATATCCTTTCTTCGCCTAAAAAAAGTTGAAAAAAGTTTCTAAAAAGGTTGGTTTGCGTTGTTTTTTTCGCCATCTTTAGATATAACCTTTAAAGAAAGAGAAAGATGGGAAATTTGCAAAAGTATTTTGATAGACATAAATGGATGAATGAAGAGACAATGGATTTGATCTCAATGTGCAAGACAGAATTATTTAGAATCGTTGATCCGGCATCAGAAAAATTACTCGCATTTGGTTCAGTATCTAATATGCTTGCTGGATTATATGATGGATTTGATTATGCAAATGATATCCGCAATGATAAAGAAATGGAAGTAATAAAAGATTACAGTCCATTGTTGCACTTTACCATTCATGGGATTTTGGAAACGATAGATTTATATCCAAAGTTTCATAAAAATGAAGCAATCTATTAATAAATCTAAATATAATGTCAGAAGCAGAATTTTTAACAGATGGTTGGGAGAAAATAAATCTCAACGAAGGTAACGTAACCTTAGGTGATAATATCGTTAACGGAAACGGATGCTTTGGTACTCTCAAGAAGATTACCAAGAAAGGCAAGTACGCAGTGAGATTCGATATGGATTATTCAGATGAACCTCTAACTAAATTTAGTCCAGCTAAATTTGAAAGATTCTTTCTAGTAGATAAACGATAACATGGCATACGTAAAAGCACCAATTACTATCACATATAAGACTAGTGCAAAAGCCCGGAAGGTCCGTAAAAAGACCTTTCGCAACACTCATATGGATGCGATCATTGAACGTCTTGAAAAGAATAAAATTCCAGGATTCACAGAACGCACTGTGATAATTCATATTGGATGGGGCTCAGCATTCTTATAAAAAGTTTGGTAGATTGAAAATAGTTTCATATATTGTATATATCTTAATTTAAATAAAATGGCAAAGCAGAAATCATTTAATTACAAAGAATTAGCTATGGACTTTAACTGGTATAAAGTTCCTGGCTGTGATCAAGAATATCTCCGTACTATGATGATGGAGACAGTTACTAACAACTCAGTAAATGCGACTGGGGTATCCTTCAAGGAAACATATCCACGTGCATCGAACTTCGCATTATTTCAATCAGAAGATAACCGAGATAATTATCTCGCTGAGTTTGCTTTAGATGGTGCTGGTACAGCATCTCATTTATTAACCGATGGCCGGAAATATTTTGTAGCCTGGACGTATGAAGGATAAAAATGGGTAAATTTCAATCAACAAAGATATTCGACAATTATTCAGTTGCATTACGTCAATGGAAGGCGTCGCACTCACATTGTGAATTATTACATGGATATGCTTTAAAGTTTAAAGTGTGGTTTGAATCTAATACACCAGATGATGAAAATATGGGGTTAGATGATATGAATTGGATTGTTGACTATGGTGGATTTAAAGATTCACCTATAGGTAATGGACTTAAGTCATGGATGAATCATATGTGGGACCATACATTACTTATACAAACTAATGATCCTTATAGAGATATATTTGAACAAATGGGTCAAATGGGGCTGGCTAAAGTACATTTCCTTGAGAAGATGGGAGCTGAGTCTTGTGCTAAATTAGTATTTGACCATTTCAATGAGGTATTATCTAAAACGGATGCAGGTCGGTGTAAGGTAGTAAGAGTAGAGTGCTTTGAAAATGATAAAAATTCATCAATATATGAAGAGATTAAATAATGTCAGGAACAGAACAAAATAAAATACTTATTTCAGAAGACTTTTATTCCATCCAAGGGGAAGGAAAGACGACAGGTGTACCTGCATATTTTATTAGATTAGCTAATTGCAATTTAACTTGTGGTGCAACTCCTAAATTTGTTAATAAGTTTAAGAAAGAAAAACGGGATGATACGCCAGGTTCATTTCAAGGAGATTTAGAACTGGAAGGTAAGGCTACATGGACTTGTGATTCAATACCAGAATGGGCAAAAGGCTCGCATCGGCCATATGAATACTTGTTCGAGCG